CTCAAAGTGGTAGTGGTATAGATTTAGATATTGTACAAGACGGTGATAATAATTTAATCATAGGTTCTGATTTAACAAACGCTGGTTCTATACAAGGTGATAATAATGAGATAACACTTACACAAAAGAATAACAATAACGTTTTAGGTATTGATGTAAATGGTAATTCAAATGATGTAGATATATGGCAAGACACAGATCAAAGAGCAATTGTAAACATAACAGGAGCTTCAAACACTTTAGATTTAGAACAATTAACTTTAAGTAATGCAGGCGACCATTATGCTAAAGTAACTGTAAACGGTAATAGTAATTCACTTATCATAGACCAAAAAGAAACTGGAGATAAAATACTATTTTTAGATGTAGATAGTAGTAATAATGTTCAAGTAGATCAAAAAGGTACAGGCGATCATTACCTAAATATAATACTAACTGACAGTCATACACTAGATATAACACAAGATGGTTCTGGTAGCCATGACGCCCACATTAATTTGAGTGGAAACAATACATCAATAACACTAACACAAGATAGTAGCACAGATCAAAACTATTATCTGGAACAAAACTGTGTATCTACTAGTTGCTCAGCAACAGTAACACAAAACTAAAGAGAGGACTTATGATTAAAGATAGACGCATAGACCCAGAGATAGATGAAGGTACACAAAGGTTCTTCAAACGTCTTATATGGACTCTAATCGTTCTCAATATACTCATAGGGGTTCCAACGATATACGATCAATACTTCTATGAACATACACCAAAGGTATACAGAGATACATCAACAATATATACAAACGAAATATAATGATAAAAAAAGTATTAACACACTGGACATTTGCTTTTGTAACTTTATTTGTTATTACTTACATAGGTTTAAAAGACCCACAAGTTAAGGAGATATTAAGACTAAAAGGTTTTGATTTACTTCTACAATCAGAAAAGAAAGAACTATCACAAGACATAGGTGTTATTACTATTGATGAAAAAGCAATAGAGAAGTATGGTCAATGGCCATGGAAAAGAGATGTACTTGCTGATGTCATTATAAAACTACGAGAAGCAGAAGTTGGTATCATAGTAATACCTATATTGTTTAGTGAAGAAGATAGACTAGGTGGCGACAATGAATTAGCAGAGGTATTACAATATGGTGTGGTCATATCACAAGTAGGAACAACTCAAACAAATAAGAATGCAGTACCAAGAGGTGTTGCTAAAATTGGTGATCCAATGTCTTGGTTATATGAATGGCCAGGTATGTTAGGACCAATTCCAATATTAGGTGAAAACGCAAGTGGTGTAGGTGTAGTAAATACGGTACCTGAAATAGATGGGGTTATAAGAAGAATACCCCTTATTATGAAGATAGGAGATAACACCTATCCAGCGATGGCTATTGAAGTTCTAAGGGTGGCTGTAGGCGCACCTAGTTATCAAATTAAGTCAGGTCAAGGTGGTATTATTGCTATGAGAGTTCCTGGGTTCCCTACAATCAATACTGATCCAAATGCTCGTATATGGTTAAGATGGAATAAAGAATACGAAACAATCAGTTTAGCAGACATAGATCAGGCAAGTAAGTTTAAAGGTAAAACAGTTATTATCGCACCAACAGCTGAAGGATTAAACTCTATTGTTGCTACACCATTAGGTGAGAGATATATGTATGAAATAACAGCAAACACTTTACAGACCTTAATAGATGGCAAACATATTAAGAGAGTTGATATAAGTGCTTTTATAGAAATTGTTATTGCTATCATAATAGGTATAGTTGCTATACTTGTTACCAGATTTACACCGTACTTTTTTGTGGGTATAATGTTAGTAGGATTTTATTTCTTTACATACTTAACTGTTAATGTTCTTTTTGAAACTAAATCTATATTAGCAGATGGTAGTTGGATTATTATTACTTTAACGATTGTAGGATTTCATTCTGTATTCAATAGATTTATTTTAGAGTTTCAACTTAAACAACAAATACGAAAACAGTTTGAGAAGTATTTGGATCCAAGACAAGTTGCTATACTTGTAAAGAATCCTGAGAAGTTAAAACTAGGTGGTGTTAGAAAAGAGATGTCGTATATATTCATAGACATTGTAGGGTTTACACCAATTTCTGAACACTATAAAAACAAAGATGATCCAGAGGGATTAGTAGAATTGATAAATGAATTTCTAAATGAGATTAGTATGATAATATTAAACAATGGTGGAATGATAGATAAATTTATGGGAGATTGTGTAATGGGAATATTTGGTGCGCCTTTAGATATGGATAATCATGCCGAGATGGCTGTTAAGTCTGCTAAAGAGATAGAAGAAAAAGTTAAAGAACTAAAAGTAATTTACAAAGAACGAGGATTACCAGACATTAATGTTGGAACAGGTGTTAACACAGGAATAGCAATTGTTGGTAATATGGGTTCTAAAACAAGACTTGACTATTCAGTTGTGGGTGATGCTGTTAATTTAGCGGCAAGATTAGAAGCCACTGCTGGAAGACACGATCATATAGAAAATAAAACTATATGGTCATCTTACACACAAGAACAATTACCAGATACTTTTAAGACAAAGAGTATTGGTACTATTAAAGTTAAAGGAAAGGAAGAACTAATTAAGATTTTTACGTTTCAATCAACATAGACGGAGGGTTATGACACTACTTCAACAAAAGAAGTTAAGACTAATAGCAAAAAGGATAATAAGAAATGATAGAACAAGAAAATTATACTTACTCAATATGCAGTGGATTAAGATTAAGAAACAAAAGCTACGTAGAAAAAAGAAAACTTTTGTAAAACTCTGGAAGTTAAAAAGACTAAATACAATCAGACGCTACCGATTGGCAGCGTAAGAAACTAGACTTCCTAATACAAATAAATACAATAGAGCTAATATATGAATCAATGCTTTGTATGCATATGACCCATATGGGAATTTAAGCTTATTTAAAAACGTCTTTAACGAGATAGAACAATGGCAGATAACACAGAGATAAAAGTTGACATAGAATCTTTAAGAAAAGATATAGAAAATGTAAATACTATTAACGGCAGAATAGATACTGCTATTGATAGACTTACAGATGTTTCTACTTCTATAAAATCTATGCTTGCAGTACACCAAGAAAAGATTACAAGACAAGAGAAAATTGATGAAGTTATATTTGATAAGTTAAAAGATAGAGCAGAAGAAATAACTGATGTTTATAGAGAGTTAAAGAAAGATATGGAAACAAGTGAAAAAAGATTACTCATTGAAATTAAGTCACTAAAGAATGACATAAACGCTAGAGTCGGTGTTTTAGAAAAGTATAGATACCTTATCCTAGGTGGAGCAATTGTATTAGGGTGGGTTTTATCAAAGAACTTCATGCCAATAATACACATGATGGCCGCAAATTAGGGTTGACTTTTTTGATTAGTTGTGATATATTAAGGGTGTGTTATGTCAAGTTATATAGATTTAAAATTTATCTCTAATTTAAAGAGTCGTTTAGGGGGATTTAAACAGAAGAATGATTATCTGTTTAATTTCAGATGTCCTCATTGTGGCGATTCGAAAAAATCAAAATTAAAAACAAGAGCATACTTGTATCGAGTAAAAAACGATATGTTCTTCAAGTGCCATAATTGTAGTATGGGTCAAAACTTGGCAAACTTTATTAAACATTTAGACCCAAAATTATATTCTGAATACCTTTTAGAAAGATATAAGAAAGGGGCTCCAGCGACACCGAAGCCTCAGTTTGATTTTAAACCAGTGTTTGAAGATCGAACTATACTTGACGATTTGAAAAGTATAAAACAATTAGATGATAAACACCCAGCCAAACAATACGTTTTAAATAGAAAAATACCTAGTGAATTTTTTGACAAGTTATTCTTCTGTGAAAAGTTTGGTGCGTTAGTTAATAAAGTGAAACCAGGAACCTATGGAGAAAAAGATCACCCTAGGTTAGTAATACCATTTTATGATACGACAGGAAAGTTATTTGCTTTTCAAGGTCGTGCTTTTGGAAAAGAACAACCCAAGTATCTAACGGCAAAACTAGATGAAAATAAGCAAAAAGTTTACGGTCTGGAAAGAATCAATTTTCAACGTCAGGTATACATCACGGAAGGTCCGATTGATAGTTTATTTGTTGATAATTGTCTTGCTGCTGCTGGCGCAGATTTAATTCTAAAAAACAAAATTAAGAACGAAGAAGTTACATATATATTTGACAACGAACCGAGAAATAAAGAGATTATAAAAAGAATGTATAGTGTGGTGGAACAAGATTACAACTTGGTCATATGGCCAACAGATCTGCGACATAAAGACATTAACGATATGATTATCGCAGGGTTGACAAAGAGTGAATTGTATGATATTCTAAATAAGAATACTTACTCAAAGCTTTCTGCATTAACAAAATTAAACGAATATAAAAAGGTATAGGGGGATACAAATGGTTGAAATATTAAATGTTGTAAAACGTGGTGGTCGTGGAAAAGAGCCATTAAACATTGAAAAGATACATGAAATGGTTGAGTATGCATGTGAAGATATAAGTGGTGTATCATCTTCCCAAGTAGAAATGACTAGTGGCCTTCAATTTACTGATGGCATTACAACAGATGATATTCAACATATCCTTATCAAATCAGCAGCAGATTTAATTTCTTTAGATAATCCTAACTATCAATATGTTGCGGCAAGATTATTACTTTACGGATTGAGAAAACAAGTCATTGGAAGACTTTGGGACCACCCACATATATTTGACCATGTTAAGACAGCTGTAGATAAAGGTGTTTACGATAAACAAATTTTAGAAAAGTATCAAAGAAAAGATTTTGATAGAATGGAAAATTGGATTACCCACGAAAGAGATTACACTTTCACATACGCTGGGTTAAGACAAGTAATAGACAAATATTTAGTACAAGATAGATCAAGTGGCGATGTATTTGAAACTCCGCAATTTATGTATATGTTAATCAGTGCCACAATGTTTGCTGATTATCCAAAAGAAAAGAGAATGACTTATGTTAAAAAATATTATGACGCAATTTCGCAATTTAAAATCAATATTCCTACACCAGTTATGGCGGGTGTCAGAACTCCTCTTAAACAGTATGCAAGTTGTGTTCTCGTTGACACTGATGATACTTTACCTAGTATTTTTTCTAGTGATATGGCTATTGGACGTTACGTTGCGCAAAGGGCTGGAATTGGTATTAACGCTGGTAGAATACGAGGCATCAATGCGAGGATACGAGGAGGTGAAGTACAACACACCGGAGTTATTCCTTTCCTTAAAAAATTTGAAGCAACAGTTAAGTGCTGTACTCAAAACGGAGTACGAGGTGGTTCAGCTACTGTTCACTTCCCTATTTGGCACCAAGAGATAGAAGACATTATTGTTTTAAAGAACAACAAAGGTAGTGAAGATAATAGAGTTAGAAAATTAGATTATTCAATTCAATTATCAAAACTATTTTACGAAAGATTTATACAAGAAGAAGAAATAACTTTATTCTCACCACATGAAGTACCAGAGCTATATGAAGCTTGGGGTACACCAGAGTTTGACGATCTGTATTTAAAAGCAGAAAGAAAAATTAGTATTAAGAAAAAGAAAGTAAGTGCGCAAGAATTGTTTTTTGCTATTCTAAAAGAAAGAGCAGAAACAGGTAGAATTTATATAATGAATATAGATCACTGTAACTCTCACTCGTCATTTAAAGATATTATTAGAATGTCAAATTTATGCCAAGAGATCACACTTCCTACTGATCCAATTCAACACATAGATGGCGAAGGTGAAATAGCACTTTGTATTTTATCAGCAGTCAATGTTGGAAAGATAGAGGAATTGAATGAACTAGAAGAATTATGCGATCTAGCTGTTAGAAGTTTAGATGAAATAATAGATCATCAAAAGTATCCGGTAATGGCAGCAGAAATATCTACAAAGGCTAGAAGAAGTTTAGGTATAGGTTACATTGGTCTTGCCCACTATCTAGCAAAACAAGGATATTCTTATGAACAAAAATTAGGTTGGCGTCAAGTTGATAAATTAACAGAGGCGTTTCAATTTTATCTATTAAAAGCAAGTAATGATCTAGCAAAAGAAAAAGGTCCTTGTGAATACTTTAATAGAACAAAATATTCTGATGGTATCTTACCAATAGACACTTACAAGAAGGAGGTAGATGAGGTTGTGACCAGAAATCTATCTTATGATTGGGAGTGGATTAGGAAAGAAATTAAAGAGCATGGATTAAGACATAGCACACTCTCTGCTCAAATGCCATCAGAATCTTCTAGTGTGGTTTCTAATGCTACTAACGGCATTGAACCACCTAGAGATTATTTAAGTGTTAAGAAAAGTAAGAAAGGTCCATTGAAACAAGTGGTACCTGACTACAAAAAATTAAAAGGTAAATATACTTTACTATGGGATATGAAATCAAACGAAGGTTATATCAATGTAGTAGCTGTAATGCAGAAGTATTTTGACCAAGCAATAAGCGGTAACTGGTCGTACAATCCAGATCACTTTGAAGAAAACCAAGTACCATTGTCAGTAATGGCACAAGACTTATTAACGACATATAGATTAGGTTGGAAGACTTCTTATTATCAAAATACATATGACGCTAAGAAAGATATTGACGAACCAGCCCACCCTATTGGGTTTGTAGATAATGTACCTGAGGGGGATAAAGCCGTAGCAAGAGACGAGTTTAAAGGAACAGATGCGGAGTATGATGATTACTGCGATTCTTGTACAATATAAATAAGGGATAAATAGAATAATGTCAAAGTCAGTTTTTAATAAGAGTAAAAGTGTAAACTTTTTAAAACAACCAATGTTCTTCGGTGAAGACTTGGGTGTACAGAGATATGATTCAATGAAATATCCTATCTTTGATAAGCTAACTCAACAACAACTTGGTTATTTTTGGAGACCAGAAGAAGTGTCTTTACAAAAAGATAGAAACGATTACCAAGAATTAAGACCAGAACAAAAAGATATATTTACTTCTAACTTAAAGTATCAAACTATGTTAGATAGTGTACAAGGTCGTGGTCCATGTTTGGCATTCTTACCATTTTGTTCATTACCAGAATTAGAAGGCTGTATAGTAACTTGGGACTTTATGGAAACAATCCATAGTAGGTCTTATACATACATTATTAAGAATTTGTATTCTGATCCGAGTGAAGTATTTGATACTATTCTTAAAGATGAGAAGATTGAGAAAAGAGCTAAATCAGTTACTGAATGTTATGATGATCTAATACTTACAGGTCATAAATGGCATTTAGATAAGAGTAAAGTTGATGAGTATGAACTAAAGAAAAAATTATGGAAAGCTTTGATTACAGTAAACATACTAGAAGGATTAAGATTTTATGTATCGTTTGCTTGTAGTTTTGCTTTTGGTGAACTTAAATTATTAGAAGGATCAGCAAAGATTATTTCTTTTATCGCTAGGGACGAAAGTCAACATCTAGCAGTTTCGCAAAGAATTATAAACAATTATAGAGATATAGAACGAGATAAGATAATGGACAAAGTTATCAAAGATACTGAAAAAGAAACGTACCAAATGTATGATGACGCAGTTGGACAAGAAAAACGTTGGGCAACATATCTATTTTCAAAAGGTTCTATGATCGGATTGTCAGAAAAATTATTACACCAGTTTGTAGAGTATACCGCTAACAGAAGAATGAAAGCGATTGGTTTAACTCCTGTGTACGATCAAAAGTCTAATCCATTACCATGGACAGATCATTGGTTAAACAGTAGAGGTACCCAAAATGCTCCACAAGAAACTGAAATAGAAAGTTATGTTATTGGTGGAATAAAACAAGACGTAAAGAAAGATCAATTTAAAAAATTTAAACTATAATGATTGAAAAAAGAGAAAAAACCTGCTCTAGTTGCGAGACTAAATACTTGGTACAATGGGACATTGAGGTACAAGACCTTGAGCCATTAACCTGTCCATTCTGTGGACACGAAGTCGAGGAAGTTGGAGAAGATGAAGGTGAACAAACAATCTGGACAAACGAAACCGAAGACGATAGTTGGAATTGATTATAGTTTGAATAGTCCTGCTATTTGTATAGCAGAAGATGATTTTGATTTTAATAAATGTTCTTTTCACTTCCTAACAAGTAAGAAGAAACATATTGGACAATTTGGTAAAAACATATTTGGTTATGAACATAAAGAATACAATACTCCTATTGAAAGATTTTCTAATATTTCTACTTGGGCGTTGGATATTATCCACAAATACAAACAAGACACAGCACAAATTTATATCGAAGGTTACTCGTTTGGCTCTAAAGGTCAAGCAGTATTTCAGATCGCAGAGAACTGTGGTATTCTCAAATATAGATTACAAGTATCTCCTACATTATTATATGACACAGTTGTTCCTAGTGTTGTTAAGAAGTATGCGTCAGGTAAAGGAAATGCTGATAAACAATATATGTACGAAAGTTTTACGAAACACACTGGAGTTGATTTGATAAAACTATTTGATATGGGGAAATTAAACAATCCAGTTACCGATATTGTAGATAGTTATTATATAGCGAAAGTAGGTAGTGAATTATGAAGAAAGCGATTATAACAGGAATTACAGGACAAGACGGAAGTTATCTAGCGAAACTATTACTATCAAAAGGGTACAAGGTGTACGGCGCTCAGAGGCGTAATACAGGCCTTAAACACTGGCGTTTAGATGAACTAGGGATAACAGATCAAATAGAATTTGTTGACTTTGATTTAGGAGAACCCTACAATATAGAAAAGACTATTGACAAAGTACAACCAGATGAGTTTTATAATTTAGCGGCTCAATCATTTGTTGGACTATCATTTGAACAACCACAAGTAACCACAATAGCAAATGCGTTAGGTGTTCTAAACATATTAGAAGTAATAAGAAACAAATATCCAAAGGTTAAATTTTATCAAGCCTCAACATCAGAGATGTTTGGTAAGGTACAAGAAACTCCACAAACAGAAACAACAAGATTTTATCCTAGAAGTCCATATGGTGTTGCTAAATGTTATTCTCACTATATGACTGTTAATTATAGAGAGAGTTATAATCTATTTGCGTGTAGTGGTATTTTGTTTAACCACGAAAGTCCAATGAGAGGCGAAGAATTTGTTACAAGAAAAATTACAAAAGGTTTAGTAGAATATACAAAGACAGGTAAATTATTAGAACTTGGTAATATAGAAACATATAGAGATTGGGGTCACGCTGAAGATTATGTTGAAGCAATGTGGTTAATGTTACAACAAGATACGCCAGATGACTTTGTTATTGCTACTGGTAGAACAGTAATGATTAGAGATTTTATTACATTATGTTTAGATGAATTAAATCTAGCTTATGAATTTAATGGACACGAAGTAATTGATACACATACTAGAGAACATATAATCAAAACAAATCCTAAATTTTTTAGACCAGCAGATGTAGATTTACTTGTTGGTGATAATACAAAGGCAAGAAAAGTATTAAATTGGAAACCTAAACATACATTAGAGAGTATGGTGAAAGATATGATTACAGAAGATTTGAGAAGATGGAAAAGTTAATCTGGACAGACGAAGATAAATTTTTAATCACTACATTTAATAAGAGATTGTATGATGATTACGCACATAAATTTTTACAAACATATGCTGAAACAAAACAAACAATCAAAATGGTTTGTTATGTAGAAGAAGATTATCAATATCCTAATTACGCTGGTATAACTTATGTAAATATACTAAAAGAGATGCCAGAGTTAGTTGCATTTAAAGAAAGACACAAAGATAAGATATGGAATGATGACAGTGATTTTTTACAAAACGCAGTAAGATTTTCTCATAAAGTATTCGCACAATATCATGCAAGTAAACTAGGTAAAAAGTTTATGTGGTTAGACGCAGACAATATCTTTATGAAAGAGATACCAAACAACTTTATGGATACTTTTATTCCAGACGATACATTTACTACATTTTATGGTAGAAGTCACTACACAGAATGTGGTGTTATTGGTTTTAATTCTACACTTGATATTAGTAAAAAATTCTTTGATGTATATTTAAGTCATTATACAAAAGACACAATATATAATCTACCTAATAAAACAGATTGCCACGCATTTGATAATACTAGAAAACTTGTTCCTGTTAAAGAACGAGATAAGAATGATGGACATGGTGGTCATATCATAGCTAGAGATAAAGAAATTAATCCTTATATAGATCATAAAAAAGGTAAAAGAAAATATAAGGACAATAGTCCAGAATGGGTAAATCAAACAAATGGTTAAGAAAAAAATATTGATTATGGGATTACCTGGCAGTGGAAAGACAACACTAGCAAAAAAACTTGTACCATTATATAATGCTGTGTGGTTAAACGCAGACGAAGTTAGAAAAGAAGCTGACGATTGGGATTTCTCATTAGAGGGTAGAACTAGACAAGCGGATAGAATGAAAACGTATGCTCAAAAAGCTATTGATGAGGGTAGAAATGTGGTAGCTGATTTTATTTGTCCAACAGAACAAACAAGAGCTGATTTTAAAGCTGACTATATAATATGGATGGATACAATAAAAGAAGGTAGATTTGATGATACAAATAAAATGTTTGTGCAACCAACTAACTATGATTTTAAAGTTATACACAAAGACGCTGATATGTGGACTTTTTTAATTAAACAAGATATACAAGAGAAATTAAATGATTAATATTTTTATAGGATACGATAGAAACGAGAAGATTGCGTACCATGTTTTATCACAAAGTATTTTAAGGAACGCAACAAGACCTATTAGAATTACTCCGCTATATCAACCTAATATTAAATATGAATTTAGTAGAGAACGAAGTAAAATAGAATCCACAGAGTTTTCTTTTAGTAGATTTATTGTACCTAAACTTATGGACTATTCAGGTTGGGCATTGTTTATGGATTGTGATATGTTAATGAAAGCTGATATATCAGAACTATGGGCATTGAGAGACGATAGATATGCTGTACAAGTTGCCAAACACGATTATGTACCAAAAGAAAAGACAAAGTTTTTAGGACAAGAACAAACAATATATCCTAGAAAAAATTGGTCTAGTTTTATGTTGATGAATTGTAGAAAGTGTACAACACTAACTAGTGACTTTGTAAACACTTCAACAGGTTCTCAACTACATCAATTTAAATGGATAGATGATGATAATTTAATTGGCGACATACCTTTAGAATGGAATTGGTTAGTAGGTGAGTATGATAAGAAACCAGATGTAAAGAACTTACACTATACAAAAGGTGGACCTTATTTCAAACACTATAACGATTGTGATTATTCTGAAGATTGGTTTGAAGAATATAATAATATGAAAAAAGTTGATATTGAATAATGAACATAGAGTTTGGTGGTGGGGAAAACCCTCGTAAAAAAGAATATAGACAAGTAGATATACGAAAGATTAGAGAAGATGATATAGTATGTGCTGCTTGGGAAGTAGAGAAACACATAGAGCCGAACATAGTAGAAAACATTTACTCACGGCATTTCTTTGAACATTTAACAAGAGATCAGGCAACAAGAACTTTAAAAGCTTGGTATAATATATGTACAAAAGGTGCTGAGATTACTATGTTAGTTCCTAATATGAAATTACATATATGGCAATGGTTGAATTGGGATAAACTATCGGAAAAAGATAGAGAATGGTGTTTAGTAAGTATATATGGTTGGCAAAGAGAAAGTGATGAGAGTGCTTGGGATTTACATAAGTC